AATTTAAAAAACCATCTTTATCGTATGAAGGTATTACAACCATGTTTCTTAAATCACCTTGTTCACAATAATGTAAATCATACTTAACTACGTCTTGTTGGGTGATTCCTCTTTGATCTAAATAATGTAATGCGTGTTTTGACAGAATCGCTGACGATGACATTATAGGCGTTACTCCTTGAGGAAATTGCAAGGTACTTGCGTCTACTTTTTGTTTAACTTGTTGTTTAAAGTTGTATTGATTATCAATTTCTTTTAAAGCACCAAATGCAGCTCCTGGGGCGTTAGCTTTTTTAAGTAATTGAAAAGCTCTATGACCTTTATAACCACAAACCCAACATTGAAATTTTTGAGATAGTAAATTAAATGTTAATTTTTTCTTATGGTGGTTACAAGAAGGACAGGTAAAAACAGCTTCATCTCCTCCACGAGCAGACTTACTTCCACCTAAAATTGATTCTAATAATCTTTTTAATAAATCTTCTTTCATTTAAAATCCCTGTCATAAAATTTACCTAATATATTGTCATTAAGATATTTTTTATTTTCTAAAACTTCCAACACAAATTGATATTTACATTCTAAATATGTAAGTTCTTTTTTATTGTAAGCCACTTGTAGGATTTTTCTTTCTAAATCTTCTTTATTTGCTTCTTTTATAAAACTGTGCGAACCATAATAAGTTTTCCAATCGCTTTCCTTTAATACTCTTTTAAATGTTGGTGGACGACCTTTTCCTTCATATAGGGCTTTTTCTTTTTTGCCTAATTTTTTCTTTAAATTGTCAATTAAAGATTTTTTACCAATGTATTTTTTTCCAGTTGGTAAGTGAGTTGTTTGATAGATGAAACCGAACGCTCCTTCAGGGAGGTCAACGATTTCATTAATTTGTCCATTTAAGTAATACCACATAATAATAAATGTAAAAAAAAGACCCTGGAAAACCAAGGTCTTTTTAATAAATATTTAATGATTATTAGTCAGTTATAAAAGCTGAATAATCACGAAGATTTTTAATAACTGCAAAAGATGCTGTGTATCCTGTATTGTCAGCAAAATTACCTCCTGTACAATTTACAATTCTATATTTAAAGCTTCCATCAGTTACGTTATTAACTGCTATTTGTCCTCCTACTAATGCATTTCCACTACTAGTTGCAAAGTGAGCTATTATTACATCTCCTGCTCCTACAGATGCATTTGTTACTGTTACGTCTGCTGAATCTACACTGTCATTTACTTGAGCTTGTAGTTGATTCATAATCTCAAATTTAGGAGCATTAATTGTGATTGCTGCAGCATCAACAGATGATGTAGTTGCTGTTGGGAAACCAATAGTTGAACTTTGGGATAAATTAAGAGACCCCGAAAGTGTAATACTACTTAATACTGTTTGTGTTGCAGTTTCTCCTAAATTTAAATTACTGTCAATAAAGTCAGCAAAATTACTTTCAGTAGGCTGATCACCTGTATTAAAGTAGGTTTTTAGTGTTGTTTTAGTTACGTTACTTGCCATTTTTGTTTAATTTAATATTATTATTATTATTTTTTCCGTTATAAATATAAAACTTTTTCAAAATCAGCAATTCTTATGTATCCCATCTTAAGATAAAGGTAGTGTCGGTTTCATCGCTCATACGAATTGGCTGTCCTAATTTACCTACTACTAATAATTCATTATTTTCATTAAAAAGACCAATAGTAGTAACATAAGGTTTCCACAAAGATCCTGTTGTAATATCAGATAATTCTGGATATTGGTCTGATTGTATTTTTCTTGTTGATATATTATGTGAATAATTAAATTCATCAGATTGAACAGTGCACTGGTATTCATTTTCATAAATAGGATGTGTACCTCTATAAGTTAATGTGTAATCTCCTTTATGGGATTTTTTACCTATTTCTTGATAACGAGGATTAGTAATAGCAGATACTCCTTGAGAATAAAATATATTACCTACATAAGGATTACCATCTGTTGTTTCATTTAAACTTTTTATTTGTTCTTTTGATTTAGCTTCATTATAAATCATTAAATTAGCTATACTTCCACTAAAATAATTTGATATTTCTCCTTTTGTTCCTATATATAAGTTTGCTCTGTTTTGGGTGTCTAATAAAGTTGTGTCAGAACCACTAATCATTTCTTTTCCATCTAACCATATACTCATAACAGAAGCAGAGGTCATACAAGTTATATGGTATAAAGAACCAGTTGTTATAGGTGTAGATATTGTTGGTGTATTTGTTCCATCACTTCTTCTAAATGTTAGTAATTCATCTTGATATTTTCCTATAGCCCAAGTTCCTACTTTTAATTTACCTATTCCTAAAGTATCATCATTTTCTACAAAAACTTCAAAAGGAAATTTTTTAACAGCTGGTATACTTACATTTTGTGAAGATCCAGATATTTTTGTTCCTTTTACTTGTTGAGAAAAAAGAATACCATCTTGTGTTGTACTTTTAGAAATTAAATATCCTGGGGATTTAATGTCAGCATACATAGAAATTGTAAAATCATCTCCTGTGTTAAAGTTGTATTTTTCACTATGTGGAGATACTATAGAAGAAGAAATATTATTAGAACCAGTGGTTACAAAATGTACTACTGGTCTTTCTATTACTTCTCTTAAAGACACGTATTTAAGAGATCCTGTAGTATCACCAGAACCAGGTATGTATAGTGTGAGTCTTTTCTGATCTTTTATACTTGCCCCACTTTCTATTGTCCCTGTGAATCTTGTTGTGTGTTTTCCTCCTTCTCCTGTAGGATTTACAGTATGAAATCCATTTTGGTTTAATTTAAAGTTTTTTCCTGAAGTAATAAATTCAATGTCTACTGTTAATTCGTATTCTTTTCCAAATTCTATTAGGTTATAGTCTGTTTGTAATTGTTGGTAACCAGCTACATTTGTAGCATAATAATTTCCGTTGTATGAGTCTGTTTCTAATGTAGCATGAGTGGGATTAGTTGTAGACCACCCATTTGCAGAAGTAAATTTAGGAGACTTAATTAATTCATGAGATATTACTCTTTTACCAAATTTAACGTTTTTATAATTTAATAAATTATTATAAAAGCTATTATCATATATATTTTTTCTACTATAATAAAAAAGTGGATGAGGGTGTTTTTGTTCTTTACCATGAAAATTAGCATTTAAATCATATTGTTTGAATGCATTTCTAGGCCCTAAATGAAATACTTTTTGACGAGTATCCATACTATGACTAATTAATTGAGTTCCTGAAATTATTAAATTTCCATTTTTATCATCTACTACTTTAAGACTTCCTGTAGTAAAAGTAAATGTGCCTGGTTTTATTTCTAAACCATATAATTTTGAAGGAATAGATATTGTGTTAACTTTATCATGTAATTCTCTAGGTTGATTTAAGTAATCAACATTTCCAAATTTATTAGCTACATTAAGTTGAAAATCTTTATAATAAAGATGATCTAATTGAAAGTATTTTAAAGAAGATAAAACATCATTAGTACTGTATGTGTATAAGGATTCTGACCTATACTGATGGGTTTCTAATTTAATACTTGAATTTGTGCCTGAGGACGAGTTAAATGTAAATAATTTATTTGCATTAAACGGAGTAATAGATACATCTGATCCTAGCAGTTTTTTATATATAGCCATTTAGAGTACATTTAATAGTCTAATTTTACTCTTACTAATGCTTCAGTAGTGAAATCTTTTTTTAATGGTTGACTAAGTTTAGCTACAGCTAATAAATTATTATCATCATTATATAAACCTACTGTTGTAATGTAAGTTGTAGGGGAATCAGCAAATGATGATATATTTAAATCTCCATTAGTATCTACATATGAAGGATTTGTTGTATAATTAAATTCACCATTTTTAATTCTTGTAAAGAAATATTGTGAACTAATTTTTTCTTCACTGTCTAATTCAAAGCTACTTGCTGCTTTTAAAGCAGTATACATTTGATCTCTATTTGCAGCTGTAGCTACGTTAGAGCTTCCTTCTAACCAATAATTTTCATCATAATTTCTTAAGGCTTCAGCATTTAATACTATAAAACCTGCATCAGGGTAAAATAACCCATATGAACCACTACCTTCTGGTGTTTGATTCAAACTTGAACCTGACATAGTTCCATCAGATCCTGATACTATATTAAATTGTCTTCCTATATTTGTAATAACAGCAGATCCTGTTTTAGTAATACTATCATCTGTTAGGTGAAGTGTATTATTACCAATTAATTTTAGATTTAATGTGCCTGGTTTTAGATTATGTTTATATCTACTTCTTGCTACATTTATTACATGTATATCTCTAGGAGTATGATTATTAAAAGAAAAATTTGATTTTTCATCACCAAATACTAATTGACGATATTGATTATAGATACATCGTGTTGCACTATATCCTATTGCTTCTCCTACATTTGTAAAATCTACAGAACCAGATCCTAATCTATGTCCATAGGATACTGTAAATTGTACTTCTGCACTTGAAGTTAAGTTTATATCATCTTTATATATTTCTAAAAAGAAATTAGCTTGTGATGTTGATGATGCATATGAATTTTGATTTGAAGATGTAAAAAAAGTTTCTAATTTATTTACACCATTTGTCCATGCATTAGTTACTATTTTATCTGTACTTACTACTATATCTTCTTGTAAAAATCTATTAAATGTTGACATTTTTTAATTTTTTATGATAATGTTATTCCTGTGGTTCCTTGTGTTGCTGATGTTGCTATAACTTCTTTAGAAATTTCTACTGGAATAGTTACTTTAGCTCCTGAATCTACTCCTTCAATAGTTAAAGTTGTTAATAATTTAGTGTTTGTTCCAAATAGTGTAGTACTATTAATTGCTGAAAGCGTAAATGAAGCTCCTCTAATAGTTTCACTTAATCTTGTATTAGAGAAAGGTCTTGAAGTAGCTGTTGTAGCTGCTCCTCCTACTCCTTCAAAGTTTACTAATAATCTTCTATCTGCTATAGTAGCTAAATATCCTCCTGGTTCTTTTAAATTTGATAAACCTTGGAAATTTAATGTTGTTGGATCAACATTAGTAGAAGCTCCTAAAGATAATGTTATTTTAGATATATTAGCTGTTACAATAGGTAATTTTGTTGTACCTCTTGGCAATGTAACTAACTTATGAACCATAATATTATTTTCATCAGGAATTGCTTCAATTAATGGCATATTTTCAATTGCTTCTCCAGCATATTGTGTACCATTTGGATGAGATTCATTATATAAAGTATAATCAATTTTATCATCTGCTAGCGTAAATTGTGTTATGTTAAAAGATCCGTCTCCTCTTGCAAGTAATTCACGACCTCTTTTTGTTAAAATAGCGTCTACTGTAACGCTTGTGTTGTCTAAATATCCCATTGTTGTTGTGTTTTGTTATAAATATAATATATTTTCAAAAATTTAATTTTTTCGTAGAGGTAATTTTTTAGCACTTGGTGCTTCTTTTAATCCTGCTTTATCTAAATAAAAAGATAAGTTATCTCTAATGTCTTTATCTATGTTTCCTGGTATAAGTACATATCCTTCATCTCC